TAATGTTTATGTTGTAAGTCGTGATAACCTACAGTGTAATGTCTTTGTTGAGTCAGGGGCATGATTCTTTCAATCCCATACTGCAAATATTTATAGCACGGATTGAGTAATTGTGCCTATTTTAGTGTGGACTTCCTAACCTAGTGTGGACTTACTAACCTTCTCTAGATTTATGATACCTTACCACCATAACTGCTTGCTTCTGTAGAGTTAGGATGATCTTTCAACCATTGAACATAACTAAATCCAGACCCCTCTGGATAGATATATTTTCCATTCTCATCAAAGTTAGGTAGTTTAGATCTTGACTCTGCTGATGGGTACTTAGGATAAGGTCTTATCCCTGCTCTCATCTCATTACCTATTCTCCTTCTTCTCTGATTACCAGTCTCATGGTCTTCAGGCATAGTAGGCCAAGAAGTTCCTAAGATCCTTTTAATATCCTCTTTGCTGTAACCTTTCATCTAAAACCTCGTTGATAAGATCTTTTAGTTCCTGTCTTAATTTAGGTTCAATCATTGGAATCTCTCTCACTTTCATTGGGCCGTGTGGTTGTATCTTCCAATCTTTATTATCAGAAGGAAGACTCATACCTTGTGTATCTATTTTACTCATTGGAAAGCGTATTGGTTATCATTTATAAAATCTAGGTAAGCATACCAATCTAATTGGTCACACTCATGTTTGTTAATAGCATCATACATTAGATCAACAGTATTGTAATGAGGAAATATAGGATGCTTACAAGTGTATTCAGGTACAACAAAGGCCATTAGTAATGATCTCCTAGTCCTTCAACTGGTTCAGGTTTCCAGTCCTCACCATAATATTTCTCTAACATATTGAGATGTGGAGCACGAGCAATTTGTTCCTCTGTTAGTGGATTAGACTTAGGTGGTTCAGGTGGAAACATTTCCATCTGTATTTCAGGTATAGAAAAAGTGTCACCACTCTTTCTGTGATGACACCAATAGTACGTGCCGTTTTTCTTTCTATATAAGTGATCCGCTTCATGAGAATTTAGTAGAAGCATCTGCACTATCTTATCATCTTTTTCAATCACGTTGCCTCCAATCATCAGATCTTTCTTCATGAAACCAATCTACTATATCTTCAGGATCACTGAATCCTCTCTTCTCGTTTTGTGGATCCCCCAAATTCAATTGATTAGAGAAGGTATCTGTAGGATCAATTGATATTCTTTGTGCCGTTTTTAACATTCCTCTAGCAGAGGTATTGGCCTTTGCTAATTTATTAGCCCATATCATATCTTCTAAACTAACTTCCTGACCACTAGCGATGCTTTTGCATATCGCCTCTAGTTTTAAACGATACTGATTAGATAACATAAAGTTATTATTAATATAAGTATCTCTATTTAATCTTTTTTTATTTGACCTTGCAAGTTGTTAGGAGTTCTTAATATCCTGAATACTTTCTGATCCACCAACAGAAAAGGGATTATATTTATCAGTTGCTATACGATACATTTTTTCATGCATAGAAATATTATCGGCAATCTCTTCTTCGGGCCTTGGAGGTTCTTCGTTAGTAATAGATGTTGGTACTTCCATTAGTTCTGCTGGTGGGTGTTTTTGGTTTTTAAAAATAGGAGAATCAATAATTAATTTTGGCATTTGGAACCAACTCTTAGAAAATTTCATAAGAGTATGGCACCAATCACAAATCCTTTTGCGAAAGAAAGGCAAAGCATTTGATAATTAGATAATTTAAATTTTCCTTGAAATTTGTATGCGAGATTTTTATCCCATTCCTTGACAGTATGAAATGTTTTTTTAATGTCTAGATTCCACATCATCTTCTCCTCCATTTGGATTTCCCAAAGACAAATAATTAAGTTGAGTTTTAAGGAATTTAATTTCCTGTTTTAACTCTTTCTTTTCTATTTTTAGTTGCTCGATTTCTTGCTCGTAAACAATAATCATTTGCTCTAATCGTAGGACATCATTTTCTAAATCCCAACGTGGTTTGGGATATGGGTTGTTCATGTTTATATTGGCTCCCTTGCACAAAAAGGAGCACAGAATTATTTAATCACTTTATATTCTCTTCCACTTCACAATCTTTACCAATTTGTGCCATATCTGCACCAATGTTTCCACCTTGTTCCATACCCATCATTGTCGCAGCACCAGTAAGAACCCAACCAACAAAAGGTACAGAGGAGAGACCAGAACCAACAGCAGCACCAACGCTACCACCGACAAGCTTCCCTGTTGATCGTCCACCACCTGCCGCCTCGATACACTCGATGGTTCTGGCACTGATCTTTTTTTCACCATCTCCTCCCATCGTGGCAGGATCTTGCCATGACCTTGGGTTGGATGTTGGACCACCTTGATGGTATGCTCCATCCATAACATATTGTTCAGTGACTTTAGTGGTGTTATTAGCCAATCCCAGAAACCCACCTTTACTTTTAATATCCTTATTAACACTCATTACAGTAGGATCATTTGCCTTATAGTTAATACTATAACCATCCTTTCCTGCCATCACATTATATGATGTATAATCTCCTACAGGCACATTGATTTGAGGAAACTTACTTTCTCTTTTAGCAAGCATTCCTATCATCCCTATATGAGACAATGCAAAGAGACTTCCAACGACTCCGATTGATATCCACTTCCACTTATTTTCCATAATATCCTCCTATGATTATAGTTTGTAAGGTGGTTCTTCTTTAGGTGCTTGAGCACTTATATTTAATGGTGCCTGTTCAATTCTAATTGTTTGAGCAGGTGCAGTTTGTGATGCCTTTTCAATTAACGTATCAAGATCTTTCTTGCTGATGCCACCATTACCATTGCCATTGCCATTGCCGTTCATCTTCATAGTACCATCACCCTTCTTAGATGCTGTCTGAATTCCGAAGCTAGCTAAAACTCCTGTAAAAACCGAAGCTATAAAAGTTGGATCAATTTTCTGTTGTGGAACACCTGGAATAGCTACGTAATTTAAAGTCAAAATTCCACCCGACCACACCAACACACCCAGCCGTACAAATGTACTTATGATTGCTGCTTGCTCGTCAGCATCAGGTAGAATAGCATCTTTTAATTTTCCTAAAGCACTTTTCTTCTTGGGTTCATCCTCAAGATGCTCTTCTTCGACAACCTCTTCTTTGATGTCGCTACGAACTTCTGCCATAATACTTAAGGTGACTACAACTATATAGTCACTTTAAGTTTTGTTAATTAAAAAGCAGAACTTGGGGCAGGAAGACCTAAACTAGGAGCTGGTGCAGCAGCTGCTGGTGCATCAGGACTTGAGAGAGGAACTCCAATGTCGGGAGTAAGAGATCCGCCTAGACCTCCTGTAATTGATTCGAGTGCTTTTTCTTTAACATTCTCTAGGATTGCATCCCTTTGTACATAAACAAAAGCACCAGTGCCAACAACGGCAACAGATACAGCAGCAGACGCAACAGCAAGTACATTAACTATTTTTTGCATTGTTTAAAAATACTATTTAACATTACTATAGTATGCTTTATAGTATTTGGCAAGGCCCGAAGTAGTATATTGCTTCTCACACCACTCATGAGCACATTCATAGATAGATGTTGATGGATGTGATGAACCAAAGTTTGCCATCAATAATCTTAAAGAGTCCTGTCTTAATTTAAATTTTTCTTCTGTTAATTCTTTTCCCAACTCATCAAACTCCTTTTCAGTAGTACCATTAACTCTGGTATCAGTCTGATCGTAAGTGTTGTTGTTGGGCATTTTTCTTTTTAGTGTGGCCATAATATATTACATTAATTTTTATTTGTCAATCATCCATCATGTAAGCCATCATGGTCATAAACATGGTAGTTGTCATTATGACACCAACAACCACCATGAATACCATTTGATATATTTCTGTAAAATTAATCATTAGAGGTTTGAATAAAAGTTTTCATTAGATTAGACCTAGTGAACCTGCTGTGAAACCTACTCCACAGAAGAATGCGAATTCCAAAATGCCATGTGCTGACAATGGAATCTCTAATACTTTTGATTTTAAACGAGTCATTTAAGCTTGTGCTCCTCAGCTATGAATGTTGACTATTGAAATACGAAAGATAAACCGTTCGTATAAACTGTTGCTGCTACTGCTGCAAT